AAACTTGGCAAGGTAAACCTGTGAACAAATTGTTAACATTTCCCCAATTTGTTCATATTTCGTTCATAATTGCAAAACTGGCATGGTTCTTGCTAGGTAACTATAACATTAAATTGTCTGACAATATCGCATAAAGTCTGTCACTTATCCTGTTGACATATTAGTTCAAATGGACTATAATAAACTCAACAAATCAATCAAGCACAGCCAACTAGGCAGGAGGGAATATGATATGAAAAGAGGAATGATCTTAAACGGACGTCATAGAGTATATGTTGGAAAAGAGATCATGACCATTGAAACAAGTTGGGGCTACCCATACACACTTTATAAGGAGTATAATGGAACAAGATACTTTGCTGATGCTTCTGAGGGGTTTGACGAAGTTGAGGAAATCAATGCATCAAGTGATAAGGAAGCCATTGAGATATTCAGTGATATCATGATTTTAAAGGAGGAACAGTAAATGAAATCAAAATACACAAAAATAAAATATACAAATAGTGGGGTGAAAGCCCCGGTAGTAACTCTTATGAAATCCAACAAGGATCTTGGCAGATCGGATATGATAGAGCTGAGATATCCGGAGTTAATCATAACTATAATGAGAGTATCACGAAAAAACATGTACAGTCGTGCAAAGTCTCAAATAAACATTGAAGCAGATCATTTTATTGCTTCATTTCATGTTTATGATACTATCAACGATGCAAGAATTGTTTGTGAAAACCTTTACTTAATCATTAAAAAACCGGAATTGAATTTCCGCATAACAACCAGGGATTATGATAATATTTACGAGTATATGAAGGGAGTCTTATACAATGCCAAAGAATCCTAGAATCCCTACCACGTCAAAGGGTCTGAACGTCAACCCGAACATGCTTACTACTGCTGAGGCTTTACAACTCCGCAGACAGCTTGCAAAACGTCTGAATCAGCGTATGCGTAGATTAAAGGCAAAAGGTTTTGATTCAGAAGTTGGCGGAGCTTATGCAGACTACCAGGACTTGCTTGCAAGATTTTTCCCGGGCAGATCAACCATCCCGGAAAACTTGGAAAATGAAAAGTATAAAGGCTTGCCGAGAACGCAAGTCAAAGCTATACAAAAAGTGCTGAAAGAAAAGAGCAGCACTGTGCAAGGTTGGAGAGAAATCATTGATAAACGTCAAAAAACGCTATCTGATGAATATGGAATTACTTTCAAGTCAAAATCAGAAATGAAACTTTTTTTCAAATCTGAGGTATGGAAGTGGATGCAAAACTTTTATGATAGCAAACAGACGATGCGAATCATCAGTCACAAACTGGATAAGTCTACAGTCAAAGAAATAATAGAGGACCTGGAACAATTTAGGGAGCGTACAGACGATGAGATGGCTGATGTGATAGCTAAACGGTTAGGTTTTTCCGGAGAATCGGAGGCTTTAAAATACAGACCATAGCAGGGGGGGTAAATAATGGTAGTAGCAGGATATCCGGTTGTATACTTCAAAAAGTATGATTATATGCGACTATTCAACTGTGATTTTATCCGGAGATCCAACGCAGGTCATTACCTTGGTGTATATGAAAAAATAATAACCGTAGACACGGAAACCTTTGTCTATCTTAACAAAAGTATTGGTTTTGTTACAGATTGGTCAATCACGATAGAGGATGACTGCTGCATTTATGGTAATCATGTTTCTGATCTAATAGACACAATAGACAGAATATGCACAACTTTACATGCTGATGACAGCCACCTTGTAAGATTTTATGTGCATAATTTCCCTTATGATTATGTATTTTTAAGAAATCATTTTTTCCAAAAATGGGGGAATCCGGACAAGTCACTAGCTGCTAAAACTCATAAGTACATCTTTATGAAATGGACGGGACAGGGGATTGAGTTCCGGGATAGTCTTATCTTGACACAGCGATCATTGGAGAAGCTTTGTAAAGACATGGGAACCACTGAGAAAGCTGTCGGAACATGGGACTATAAGAAATTTCGAACACCGGCAAGTCCACGTACAGAAAAAGAAATAGCATACGTCTGTACGGATACGATAAGCTTGTGCAAGGCACTACGCAAATACATAGATCAGAGAGGCTTTAACACAGCGAACTGTCCACTGACAAACACAGGCTTTATCCGGACTAATGCCCGCAGGAGATCAAGAAAAGATAAGAAATGGCGTAAGCAATTTGAGCAAATGGCATTAACACTTGAACAGTATGACCAGATGCTTGACTGCTATCATGGGGGGTATACTCATGCCAACAGATACTATGTTAATCAGCTGATAAAAGAACCTGTCGAATGCTATGATTTTGCAAGCTCATACATTGCTTGGATGTGCTATTGCAAGTTTCCAATGACGAACTTTTGCTATACAAATAACATAACCTTAAAAGACATTATGGAACTGAAAGAGGATTATGCTTTTTCCGGCTATATAAGATTAAAGAATCTGAGGTTGAAAAAAGACTGTCCTATGCCGCCACTTGCTTTCTCAAAAGCAAAAGTTTGTGTGTTTCCGAAAGCAAAAAGCAAAAAAGAGCAGTTTCACGATAACCTAGACAACGGAAAGATTGTAAACGCTGATCTTGTCATATATCCATTTACTGATCCGGATTTAGAAGTCATCCTGTCAAGTTATGATTATGAATGGGCTGACGTATCAAAGGTCATGAGAGCGACAAAAGACTACTTGCCGGAGTGGTTCACGGACTACTTGATGGAATTGTTTTTTAAAAAATGCACCCTTAAAGGTTTGGATGAAGCAAACTACATGATCTCAAAAGGTGAGTTAAATGGAATGTACGGCATGACTGTACAGCGGATCATTCAGATCTTATGTACAGAGCTTATGGAATCCGGAGAGTGGGAGGCAAAAGAACCAGAGGACAGGGAAAAGGAACTTGAAAAGTTCTACAAGAATAAGAATAGTTTTATGCCCTATCAGTGGGGTGTATGGATCACAGCTTATGCACAGGCTTATCTTTTCCGGCTAGGCTCCTGCTGCCGGAGATGGTTATATTCAGACACAGATTCCGTAAAAGGAACAGACTGGGATCATGATAAACTTGATAAATTTAATCAATGCATCGTTGAAATGTCGCAAAAAAGAAACATCGGAGTAGTTGAGTATAATGAAAAAACTTTCCGGTTGGGAATTGCGGAGTTTGACGGGATTTATTCTGAGTTTAAAACGATGGGTAGCAAGCGGTATTGCTACCGGTTAAAAAAAGATGCTTCCTTGCATCTGACGGTCGCAGGAGTTCCAAAAGAGGGTATATATTGCTTAGATGATGACATAACCAATTTCAGAAAAGGATTTATTTTTAGAAATGATTTGACGTTCCGTAGGAACTACCGCAGGGCAAATGATTGGCAGGATCCTCACTGGAAAATGAAAACAGAATATATTTTTCATGATGGAATCAATGAGGTGACCATTGACGGATGCAAGATTGAGTATGGCTGTGCTATCCGGTTGACTGATACAGAGTATGAATTGGATCATACGATTCCGTATGATAAAGAAACAGGATTGCCGTTGCCATTTGAAATGGAAGATACTGTATATGAATAGAATTGTTATAAATTTGTAATGGTTTTGTAACATAAATAAGTTAAACTGTATAAAGGAGGTGTAACCTATGAAAAAATTCTGGAAAGAAAACAAAGAAGATTTGAGCACTCTTTTCTGGACTTGCGTCACTTTTGCTTTCATGTTTGCAAGCTGCCAAGTCTGGATGCTGTTAGGTGATTAATTAGTAAAGGAGAGAAATCATGAAACAAGTTGTTGAAACAACTGAGATTAAAAGAAAAATTGAAAAATTAATTAACTCAGCAAATGAGGATTTTAAAAAAGGCCATCCTAATTTATATGACTTGAAAATCTTTACAGCAAAACTAATGTTTTCCTATTTGGAGGATTTAGTATGTGAGCCGGAAACATGGGAAGATGATATGTTTCGTTTAAATGAGTGGATGGATTCATTAAGGAGGTGAGTAAAAATGATTGACATGTCAGAGATTTATGAAACACTGCAAACAAGCAGTCTGAGAAAAGTTAGCTATGAGGATGATGAGATCAGTATCGTAGCTTACAAAGTTGGAAACATCATTAGAATTGACGTAAAGGAGATGCAAAGATGACGACAATTTATGAATTATATGATGCATTACTTACTATAAAAGATTATTGTGCATCAAAAGACAATACATGCGAGGGTTGCCACTCATTGATAGTGCTTATTGCTGTATTTTTATAAAAGAGACAGCACCATCAAATTGGAAACTGGTTGAACCAACAAGAAGATTATGTGAATAAAAGGAGAAAATACTATGTTAAAATCAAATGTAAAAATAAGTTGTAGACCTTATAACGGTAACTCAAAAACAAAAGCTTTTATTGACCTTGAATTGGATGAAACACTTGTAATTAAAGGACTTACACTGGTTGAGGGAAAAGATGGACTTTTCTTGTCATTCCCAAGCACAAAAGGGAAAGACGGAAAATACTATAATTCCGTTTACTATCTGGATAAAGAGTGGACAAAGCTTTTGCAGGATGCATGTGTGAAAAAGTACTATGAATGTAATCAGACTTCACAGCCTGCATCCTCCGGGGGTGGATTTAGATAATGAATATCTATGATAAAAATGGCTGGCTGGACGTTCCAAGGATTGTCCAGCTTGCTGATAAAAATAAAATTAACTTTATTTTTATAATTGGAGCAAGACGAACAGGGAAAACGTATGGTATCTTCCAGCACTTTATCAATGATGTCTTTTCGAAAAATGAGAAGATCATTTACATGAGACGCACAAAAGAGCAACTGACAAAAGTATTTCTTCCGGAGTTTGACCCCTGGCTGGACATAAACAAAGATATGAACAGGTTTTTTCACTTCGAAAAACCCAGAGGAGAATACGGACGCATTAAGATCATGGAGCAAACAGAGGATGAAGAAGTATATAGAGGTGAGGCATTCTGTCTTACCTCTATGCACAACAACCGTGGTTTCTCTGGTTCGGATTTCTCTGAGGGCATTTATGATGAGTTTATCCCGGAGAAGATTGCTAAGTCAATCAGTGGGGAGGATGATGCTTTTTTAAATGCTGTCGAAACAATCTCAGCAAACAGGGAGCTACAAGGAAAGAAACCGTTCCGCTGGTGGCTTGCTTCAAATTCTAACACCTTGGATAATGCAATAGTGCAAGCTTTTGGTTTGCTTCCAATATTGGAACGAATGAAAAAGAATAAGCAGGAGTTTTCCATGCTCAAAGAGAGAGGAATCATCTTGGTTCTGATAAATGATTCCCCAATTTCAGAAAAGAAAAAAGATACTGCTTTGTATCGGGCTTTATCGGGTGATACAGACTTTGCAAAGATGGCTTTATCAAATGAATTTGCGTATGACGATGTGTCGGCTATAAAATCAGAGGACATACGACAATACAAGCTTATTTGTGTGATTGGAAAAGTTGCAATTTATGAGCATAAATCGAAAGCACACTTGTATGTGTCAGATCATGTTTCTGGGTCTTGTAAAGATGTGTTTGAGGACACCCAACATGGAAAAGATCAATTCCGGTGCTTTTATAGCTGGATTGACAGCTATCGTCTGACAAATAGGATAAGTTATCAGAATATTTCCGTAAAATTTTATATTGACAAATTATTCAAATAGACTTATATTTTACTTAGGTCAACGTGGCTACATCGACCGCCGGAAGCGGATGCCGTGGGATGATTACCCGGAAGCGTTGACCTATTTAATTAACTTCCGGCAGAAAAGGAGATAAAAATGAAAGTAGATCAGATTTTAGAACTTGGAAAACTTGGATTTACAAAAAATGAGATCATGGGGATTCTTAACGCTCAGAGCATGTCCGGACTTGGACAGATTCCAACTCCGGAACAGGGTACTCCGCAGCAGACTACTCCGGTACAGATTCCAACTCCGGGACAGGATGCAACCAATACAGCATTGCTGACAGCGATCAATACCTTGACTGCTACGCTCCAGGCTGGCAACCTGTCAGCATCCGGGAAAACCGGAACAACACAGCGGACTTCTGACAACGTAGCAGAAGATCTTATGAAACTCATGAATTAAGGAGGGTAAATAAATGGCAAACAGTTTACTAGTCCAGGACGCCTATTTAATCATCAATGATTTATACAAGATGGCTACCGGGCGTGAAAACATCAAAGCAGTAGATACAAGTTCCTTTGTGTCGGTTGGTGAAACCATGTTGCGGACAGGTGTAGAACCGACTTTAAAAGCACTCAGTCAGTGGTGTGGACGAACCTACTTTGAAATGGAGAAATACAGATCCGGAGTGTTCCGGTCAATTATTGAGAATAATGAACGCTGGGGAGCTATCACACGTGAGATTATTTCTTTACCACTGGATGCAGAAGCTTCGCAGGATTGGAATACAGATCTGAATGAGAATCAGCTTGCAGATGGAGAGTCTGTCGACATGTACAAGATCAATGCGCCGAAAGTAGTAGAGTTGAAATTCTATGGAAGTAAGGTATTACAGTCTCATATCACACGGTTCCGGGATCAGCTGGCATTGGCTTTTTCCAACGAAGCAGAGTTTCTTATGTTTGTAAGTTCCTATATGACAGCTTACTACAATGATATTGAATCAAGAAATGAAGCAAAACGCAGACTGACGGTGCTCAACTTCATGGCAGGGATCTCCTCACTTGGCACAAATGAGGTTGATCTGGTAAAGGAGTATAACACAGCCTATGGCACAGAGTTGACAAGAAAGCAGCTTTTAAGCCCGGAACATCACAGGGATTTCATGGCTTTTGTTGTCGCAAGAATCAAGAAAGATTCTAAAAAGATGCAGGACCGCACCACAAAGTATCACATGAATCTGACCGGAAAAGATATCTTACGATTCACACGTCCGGAGAACCAGAAGCTTCTTATGTACACGGATTTCTGGATTGATTCCGAAACACAGGTATTCCCAACAGTATTTTCTGATGAACAGCTTAAAATTGCTGACAAAGAGCTGGTAAACGGCTGGCAGGAGTTCGACAGTCCTGCTATCAACATCAAGCCAAACATCATTGATGCTGACGGAGTTTCAAAAACGGCTACGACAGCAGTAAATCTGCCATATGTACTTGGTCTTTTATATGATCGTAGAGCGATGGGAGTAAATAATCAGTGGATGTACTCCGCAGCTACGCCATTCAATGCAGCAGGTGGATACTACAACATCTTTGATCACTACCGTTTCAATGCATGGAACAACTTCACACACAATGCAATCCTTTACGTGCTGGGGGAGGGGGTATAAGATGATACATTTTTTTATATCTGCTTCATCATCTTTAACTAATGTTAATTTGACAGGCGAAGAGGGAGTCAGAAGAATTTTAGTATATTCAACAGGATCATCATCTTCAAATTTTTTATATAAAAATGAAATAATTGGTTCTTTTAACATTAATAACAATATTGATATTGATTTTGAAAGCTACTATGGATTTCCAAAACTGTCAAATTTTTCAATAGAAATCGCACCTAATATTTCAGTCTCAGTTATAGTCGATGTGGTGCCATACAGTGACAGCATAGATGACTATATGGAAAGTAGGGAGGTATCATGACAGACACATTTTTAACCATTTTAGGAAACTATGCATTTCCAATCGTTTGTTGTATTGCTATGGCATACTTTGTAAAATACATGTATGATCAAACCAATGCAAGAGTTGACAAACTCAACGAAGAGCACAAAAATGAAGTTGACACACTTTCTGAGGTAATCAAAAACAATACGATTGCCTTAGAAAAAATGAATACATTAATCAAACAGATTGGAAAGTAGGTGCTATATGACAGCAAATGAACTTGTAGTGTACGCTCATAATTTAATTGGTACTCCTTATGTGTGGGGTGGTAACACCCCAGCACAGGGACTTGACTGTTCTGGATTACTCTACTATATCCAGAAAAAAGCAGGATCAGAGGTTGAAGATATGACTGCTTCTGGTTATTCGATGATTGGAAAAAAGATTGATATTGGGCAGAAAAAACCGGGTGATTTTCTCTTTTTTGGTAGACCAGTGACCCATTGTGCTATTTATGTTGGAAATGAATATATGATCGAAAGCAGAGGAGGACGAAAAAACACTGCTGACAATCCGGGTATGGGAGTAGTAAAAAGCCTTGTAAGTCGTAGATCTGACTTATCCTGCATCCGCAGGGTATGGACAGAATATAATGAAGCACTAACCTATTCAATTGGAAAAACTTATACAACCAGAGTTGACCATTTACATGTTCGTTTTTCTGTCTGGGGACAGATCAAAAAGTATGCACAGCTGACAGCAGATGGAATGAAACACGCTTATTCTGATGGGTGCTTGAAAAAGGGAACCACAGTCACGGTAAAGGATGTCAAAAAGGATGATGCCGGGGCAACGTGGGTCCGGATTCCATCCGGTTGGATCTGTGCCATCACAGCAAAAGGAGATATCTATTTATCATGACGGAAATCATCTTATATCATTTTTCCAAAAGAAAAAACAGCACCAAACGACCAACGGGACAGGGCACTACTGTGTCCTGTCTTTTAAAATCAAATACAGCTTTTCAAAATCCAGTATTTAAGTTAAAGCTGAGCCTGGATAGTGCATTGCAATTTAACTATCTGAAATGGGCTGACCATTACTATTTTATTAGTTCAACAGTTTCTCTGAATAATGACATGGTTGAGATCTCAGCGAGTGAGGATGTGCTAGCTACCTACCGGACAGAGATCAGCAACTATACATGTTTTATTGAGCGATCAAGTAAGCAGACTACGCTTGCTAATGACAGCATGTACATCCCAACAAATGACTGGGTGTTAACCACAAGGAATGTAACTCACAAAGAGAAAATAATGACAAGTGCATATTCACAGCAATATATAATACGGGTAGTTTCGAGAAGCGGAGTTGCAGCATATTATATAAACGGTGAGCAATTAAATAACTTGCTTGACTTTATGTACACGGAATCAAATTTTACTGACGTAATACAGGATGCCATTACAAAGTTAATGTTTGACCCATTTAAATATATAGTTGATTTGAAATGGGTGCCATTTGTTGAATCTGCTTTTAAAAGCAGCAATGATGAAGCAATACAGCTAGGATTTTGGGACAGTGGGGTGGTAGCAAAAAGAATTGATGAAGATACAGTGGTTAATTTTTCATATTCTTTTGCCTTTGATAATCCACTTTATGCTATCACAGATTTCAGATACTATAATTCATCTTTTTCAAATTATTTTATAAAGCTTCCTTTTATTGGAGTGGTTGCCCTTAACCCATATAAGATAGATGAAAGTGTGAATGCACTTTATCAGTTTGATGCAACCAGTGGATTATGCAATGTGTTTTTACAATCAAAAAGAGTTGTGTTTGCATCTTATCAGTTGCAATTATCAGTCCCGGTGCAAATCGGTTATGCAAGCACAAACATAGCCCAACTAGCTACGTCAGCTGTGAGCCTTGTTGGTGCTGGCTTACAAGGAAATATTGCACAAGGAATCTCAGCAGGAATAGAAGCAGGAAGAAGTATTACCGCACCAGAGATTTCTATGCTTGGAACTGTTGGGAATATATCAAATATCCTCAACAATCAGATTTTAGAGTTTAATTCATATGCCTGCACAAGCATAGATCCGGATGGAACTAGTGAGGGTTATGTAGATGGAGCTATCCGAACTATTTCTTCACTGACTGGCTTTGTAAAGTGCCGGAATGCATCTATCCAGATTGCAGGATTTGAGGGGGATCAAGAACAGGTTAATAGTTACTTAAACAGTGGTTTTTACTTTGAATAGAGAGGAGATAAATATGTGGACACCGGTTAATTTTGATAAAATCAACATTTGCACAAATTACTTCCAGCCATCCGGAATAAAAGTGGATAGCTTATACACAGATACGTTTGATCGTATGCTTTATGAGCGTGTGTGTTCTATTCTTGATATCACATACAATGGAACTATTGACATTGACTACTTCAAATATTGCTTGCTTTTCGGCGGATATATTTGCATCACAAAGACAAATCTTTATGGTCTGATTGCACAGTATCCAATGCTGACGGGTTACAATATTTATTTTAAGCCTACCACAGCTACTATACACACGTATGCGAGCAACGCAGAGATTGACATGGAGGACATGGAGATCGGAAAAGACTGCTCTGTCATCTATCTCAGACCAACTTTTTGTGGGATTGGGGATATCATTGGTTTTTACAGTTATAAGCTGGCACTGGTCGCAAGTGCGTTCGATATGAATGTATTTAATTCAAAACTTGCTTTTCTGATAGCCGCTAAAAATAAAGGCGCAGCTCAGACCTTGAAAAAAATCTATGACAGTATTCAATCCGGTAATCCAGTTGAGGCTTTTGATGTATCAATTAAAACTGAGGACAGACAAGGAAGCAAACAGGATGCCTGGGAGAGCTTTAATAAAGATCTGAAGCAAAACTTCATTGCACCGGAGTTGATTGAGGTATTTGAGAAACTTCTGGATCAGTTCGATACAGAGGTTGGTATTCCATCTGTCGGATCTGATAAAAAAGAACGTCTGAATGTACTTGAAACAAGCAAAAATGATGCAGAATCCGTGACAAGACTCACTACTTGGCTTGAGACAATGCAGGCAGGGGTTGATATGACAAATAGACTTTACCCGGAGATGAACTTATCTATCAAGATCAGAAGCTATGAGACTGCGGAGGTGAAAGCATATGGGACTTTATAGAGTAACGATAGCAGGGCTTTATGAATGGAACAATACCCTATTTGACAAGATGAAGTTCCCGGAATCAGCTGACAGGCAAAATTTTATTGACAGCTTGCTTCTGTCCTATGGGGATTGTGAGCCTTTATATCCGGACTGGGATTTCATGCATGATAACGCTATTCCTGCATGGAGTAGGAAGTGGAAAAGAAGCATAGACAAAGTCTATAAAGTATTAGATTTAACTGATTATGAACCACTTGAAAACTATGACCGTCATGAAGAATGGACAGATAGCCCGGATATGACACGAACAAGTCAGAGTTCCGGACAGGATGTAAATAGGGCAGAAGCAGGACAGGGAACCACTACGACCAACTCTGGGGCAGATACAGCTATCAATGATGTCAGTGCTTTTAATGATTCCAGCTACAGTCCGAACGAAAAAACAACAACGAAGTACGGGGGCAGCACAAAAGTACAAAGCTCTGGGGAAAACAAAAACACATTTGAATACGGAAAAGGTGAAACAAGCCGAGAGATAGGACAGAATAAGCATTCCGGACGTATTCATGGGAATATTGGTGTGACCACTTCGCAGCAGATGGGGCTATCTGAGCTCAGTCTGAGGAAACAAAGCTTTATTGATTATTGCACCGGACTATTTGCACAGGATCTGCTTTTATTAATTTATTAAGGAGGAATGAATTATGTTTTTTAGATATCCACGTAGTTCTACGCAAGATATGAACTTAGACTGGTTGCTTAAAGTTGGAAAACAGGTAGAAGAAGATCATGAAGAATGGACGCATATAAAAGACACAGCACAGACCATGATTGATGATGCTATTCAAAAATCACTTGATGATGGAGAGATCGGAAAAGTAGTAAATGAAGCTACTACAAAAGTCATCACTGAACAGATTGACCCATTAAAAGAACAGGTTGGAACAAATACAGCTGATATTACAAAGTTACAAAAAAGAGAAGGTCTTTTTGACCACTCCGGAAAAACCATCATCATCGGAGACAGCTACACGGTTGGTTATAGCCCAGAGGGTAACTTACAGCCCTGGACTACAAACTTTATCAAATACACAGGTCTTGAGAACGTGACTATTTCCGCAAATGGGGGAGCTTCATTTTCGACAGCTTCCAATTCATTCCTTATGCTTTTAAATGCTGTCCCTGCTTCTGATGACGTGAAACAGATCCTTGTAGTTGGAGGGTTTAATGAGTTCGGAACCTATTCAGAGATTGAAAACGCAATCAATGCTTTTATGGGTGCTGCGGAGGTCAGATTCCCAAATGCAAAAGTCTTTGCCGCTATGGTAGCATGGTCAGTTGACCGGACGGATGACCCAAACGTGCAAAAAAGATTAAAGATTGCAAAATCTGTTTATAATACACAGCGGAAGAATTGGCGGTATCTGGCAGGGTCAGATTATATCCTCCATGCTGACGGCTTCCTTGCTTCTGATGGGTTCCATCCAAACAGTACTGGGCAGGAACGTCTTGCTACATATCTTTCTACAGCTGTAGAAACAGGAGCATGTAGTCCATCATTTTACGAAGTTAATGCAAACTTTGAAGCAGGTGACTTTGCACCTGCTCCGGGATCAAGCTGGGCTTTTGTGAGTTCGTATAATGAAAATACAAGCACTTTAATCTGGGGTAACTATGTTTGTTTACCAAACAGCGGAACCCTTGTCTGTGATGGCACTGAGTACCGTTTGGGGCGCATCTATTCGACTTCCTTTATCGGAGATCATAACGGCTATACATGCTACCCAACTGCTGTGATCGTTAAGTCCGGCAGTGACTTTTTTCACATTCCTGCACAGCTTAACTTCCGAGGTCGACATATCTATTTGAGTTTGTATGATGTTTCTGATGATAAGCACAACTACCGGACTTTGACAGAAGTTACACAGGTACAGATTCATAGAGGATCAATTACCATGTAAATATAAAATATGATAGCCCAGCAACCGCTGGGCTATTTTTATGCATCTATCAAAAAGTTTCTGAGCAACTTTATTACTCCCCAGTTTGTAGATAGATGATATATTTCCGGATCTTTAAATAAGTGATAATAAGCTACACACCAGTATTTAGACTTTGTCAAGGATATTTCAACATAGTCTAAGTAACAAAGGTAGTACACACATAAATAATCGCCATTTTCGGATAACTCACAAGTATAGCCTTGCTTCTCAAGATCACAAGTGAGTTGTTTAAGGTTCATTGTATCTTTGTTATAGTATTGGTTTACTCTCATGTTATATACCTCCTACCATTATTTAAGAATTATGAATAACTGATTGCCACAATTTATTGCACTCCTTGCAACTTCCATATTGTCTACTTCTTTTTTATAATCACTCATTGTATCACATGGATTCAGGTACTTTTCTAATGTACCTGAATATATCGCTATATCATCACTATCCGGATCAATGATGATTAATCTTTCAATTTCATCATGTCTCATATGTCCTTTGATAACATTTTTTACTTTCATAGTTTTTTCACCCTCCTGCCTAGTTGGCTGTGCTTGATTGATTTGTTGAGTTTATTATAGTCCATTTGAACTAATATGTCAACAGGATAAGTGACAGACTTTATGCGATATTGTCAGACAATTTAATGTTATAGTTACCTAGCAAGAACCATGCCAGTTTTGCAATTATGAACGAAATATGAACAAATTGGGGAAATGTTAACAATTTGTTCACAGGTTTACCTTGCCAAGTTT